GTTTGTAAACTACCAGACTTAATAGCTCCTTTTAAGTCTCCACCTTCTTGTTGTACAATTTTACTCGCATCAATTAAAGAATCGTAGATAGAATCTTTTTTCATTTTATCTAGACCCATAATTTTATAGTATCTATCTTTAGTTGCTTGAATTCTATCCTTATTCATTTGATCTAATTTTTCTTTATTAACCACTGTGTCTTTTGGTTCTACAAACATATTTGGATCACCACCACCTGGAGGACCTCCAGCTGCTTCTATATTTTTTTGTGCGTCAGGTGTTTTTTCTTTTGTAAGTCTGTCATATATTGCTTTACCACCGTAGATACCTGCAGAACCTACAGTTAATGGAGAACTTGCAAGACCTTTAACAACTTTACCAGCTTTGCTACCTGCCTTACCTGCAAAGCCTGCACTACCCATAACAAATCTACCTTCAGGAGATCTCATTAGATACGCTCCCAATGGGTTTGGTTGAAAAGTTCCTTTTGGTAATGTAGCACCTTGTTTAACTACATTTTGTGTAGTGTATGTAGGCATTCCATACTCAGAATAACCACCATATTTTTTAAGTTTACCTGATCCAGTTCCAATAGTTCTAGCTGCAAATTTACCTAACGGTCTTAGTAGAGCTCTACCTATTGTACCTAGTATTAAAGGCACCGCATACCCTTGTCTTCCTGATGAATCAGTTGGTGCAAGTGGACTACCAACAGTATTAATAGCTTGTCTGTTATCTTTCATACCAGACATAATACCCTCTTTGATAGGGCCACCGTATTTAAACATTGGTCTATTTAATGGCTTCATAGCTTACCTAAATTTGCCGAATAGTCCGCCGATACCTAGTGCTGTGCTTAGAGCCGTTGAGAATGGACTAGGAGTTCCAGGGTCTTGGAATTGTTGACCAGCAACACCTCCAGCAAGACCTGTGATTCCTGTTCCGTATGTAGATAATCTTTGATAAGGCTCGTACGCTCCAGTTCTAGCAGCGTCCATATCTGCTTGTAATCTTGATTGTTCTAATCCTTGTCTAAATGCACCAAGCTGACCTAAGTTAGCAACATCTGCTGACTGACCTGCTCTTTGGAAATTAGACAATGCAAATTGATTTTGTAAATCTTGTGCTCTTCTCATTGAAGCATCTTGAAAACCTGATTGTAGTAGTTGTGAAGCTAAACCTGCTCTACCCATGGCAGTATCTGACATGTATTGTCCTTCTAATGCACCTTGTCTACCACCACCAAACGCACCCATTTGCGCTGCCTGGTCCCCGATCTGTTGCATACCACCTTGTCTTGATATATCAAACTGTCTTAACGTTTCATCGATAACACCTTGTTGATATGGTGACATGTAAGAAGCAACAGAACCAACCCCGGCCCCTGCTCCAGGACCCGTTAGTGCTTTTGCTTGATCTAAATATGGTTGATAACCACCAATACCTGCAGTTGCAAGATTAATAGCTTGTGTTTGTAAAGGATCCTCACCTGCAACAAAAGATCTACCTGTAAATTTTGTAGTATCAATAGGTGCCGACGTCGTTGCCGTCAGCTGTCGGGCGTAATCTTTTGCGGTATCTTGTAAATAATCTGGTAATGCCATTATTCTATTCTACTCTCCAATTGTTGTGCTTGATCGAACATTGCTTGTGCAGGATTTTCTAAGCCCTGGGACTCTTCTGATATAGTACCACCTGCTTCCAGATTGTCCATCATATTCTGCATAACTTCAGCACCTTTATCAATATCTCCCTGGCCTGCATTTCTTACAGCATCTGCTGTAAATACAAATTCATTCTTGCTAAGTCTAGCTGGCACATCGTCCGCTCTTTCCTCAGCTCCTAGTGGTACAAAACCACCTTCTCTATAGTCTTTTTCTAGACCACCTAGATCCATTAGACCACCTTCTGCAGCTTCTACTCTACCTTTTTTAATATCGTATTCATCTCTTAATTGTTCTAATTCATCTCTGTTTAATAGTTTTAAATTTTTACCAAACATTTCTAAAGCCATGTCATTTAATTCTTTTGATTTAAATCCTTCACCTAACGCTAATTTACCTGTTTCAAAATTTTCTCTCATTCCAATAATTCCGCCATCAGCTTTTGATTCTAATAAACTAAAAAGCTCATTTATTTCATTTGGATTAGCCTCCATAATAGTCGCTATTGAATCAAGATCCATTCCTCTGTTTTTCATATCTATAATTTGAGCAATTTGATCTTCATCAAAGTTTGTTCCAAATCCTTCTTTTACTACAAATTCTCTAGCCTTATCTCCAGTTGCTGTTATCTGACCGCTTTTTATTTGATCTATAGCTGATAAAAAATTATCTAAAAAACTAGGTTTTTCTCCAGCATAACTACCTGGCCCATCTACCATACCTCTTTTAGGTGTATCTAAACTAGCTAATCCACCTTCAGCAAAAGGTCTTACAAGTTCTTTTCTTGGCATAAAATATAACGCAGAGTTTGTAGGGTCACCATAGTATGCTCTAGCTTGATCTCTAATTTCTTCAACACTTGCTTGTGGTGAAGTATATGGTGTTTCTTCTTCAACTTCTTCTTCATCACCACCCATAAAGAATGGTGCAGCGATTGCTGTAGCTCCAAGTCCACCTGCTAACATTCTAGGTACACTAAACTTTGCTCCTGCCTTACCACCTACTCTAAAAATATCTCCAAGTGTGCTTAGTTTACCCTGGCTTCCAAGAAGTTTTCCAATACCACCTACGTTTCCAAATATACCTTTCGCAGCTCCACCAAAACTTGCTCTACCAAGTAGACCTCCAAAACTAGTTCCCGGTATACCAAAACCTATACCTGCTAGTAAAGCAGCTTTACCTAGTGGTGATTTAACTACTTTTTTAACAGCTCTTTTAGCTTTCTTTACAATTTTACCTAAGAAATACCCTTGTCTTGGCTCTTCTAGTGTCATGATACCACCGCCAGCTCTAAGTTGTCTTTCCATATCCATTCTTGAAATTGCCATAGTTTGTCCTTTTTATAGTCTTTTTCTCCTATAATCAATCATATATATCTACAAGGTCAGCTAGTCCGCCCATCATAAAATCTATTCTTCTGTTTGTACCATCGATAAAACCACCGTCTTTTTCTCCACCTCCATAGTCTTCTGTACTAGCTCCAGCATAACTTCCATCTGCACCTTCATAAGAAGCCATTTCCGACTCACTTGCTCCACCTTGACCATAGTCTTGATATCCTTTAGCAGCAATTTCTTGTTCTGCTCTTTGTAAAGCTGCAGCTTCAGCAGCCGCCTGTCTTTCTTCTTCTTGTCTTCTAAATTCATCTCGCTCTTTAACTTTTTCTCTGTAAAAATTTAATTTAGCAATATTCATCTTATTCATTTGAGTTGCTTTCAAAGCTGCAGCTTGGGCTTTTTTATCTTCATCATCAATGGCTTCAAACATTCCTGTTGCAGCATTAAATGTTATACCAGAAGTATTTTTTCCGTATTTTTCTGCCTGTGTTTCAGTTAACAAACCACTGAGTTTGTCCGCTTCTTTACCAACTCTTTCTGCATAATTACCAAATGCAGATCTAGTATTTAATCCGAACGGATCTTTAGATCCTCCTGTTGTATTTTCACCAAATACTGTTGGGCCAGTATAACCCATTTGACTTGTAATAAATGCTTGATCAGGTCTAGATAAAGTTCCAAATTTATCAGCTTTGCTTAAAATAGAAGATAGTATACCTATGTTTGTTCTTGGTTCATACCCCTGTTCCATGATCTCTTGTGGTGATTGTGGCTGAAACATTTTTCCTAAAGCTGTTCTTTCTTGTGGTATTCGCATACCTTCTCCAACATAAAATCCAGCGTCTGCAGGATTGACATCTTGTTTAAACATGTTCATTCCAAAAAGTTTTGCTTTGCTAGGACTATCATATGCATCTTCTAATCTTTGTGTTCTAGCATCTACTGTGTTTTGAAAACCAGTTGTTAAATCTGTAATACCTCCAGTGTAACCCATACCACCTCCACCACCCATAGACATAGGTACTGTAGCTATACCAGTAGGTACTTCGTTTTCACTACCTGCAGGCACTCGAAAAGGATCTAATAAATACTGACTTTGAGGTATGTATTTATACCCTGCATCACGTATTGACTGGTCGTATGGACTTAATGCCATTATTCTTCCTTATCCTCATCGGATGCTGCACCTAGTGGTGGCATCGCTGCTACTTTTACTTTTAATGATCTAGTTACGTGTTCTCTCTGTGTAGCAGTATTTGGATTTGCAATATCATCCTCTGCTTCTTGATCTGAGTTATACTCGTAATTAGTTTCTTTGTTTCTTAAAACTACTTCTGTTTCGCATTTTACAACCGGCACCTTCTTGCCGTTTATGTATGTATATGCTACTTCACCTTCTTCTATAAACATATTAGTCCCTATTTATTTCTAGCAGAGAAACTACCATATGTAGTCTACCTGCGGTTGTTGCTTGTGCTTTTAATATCTCACTCTCTTGTAATATAATTGGCTGACTTATCAACTCTTCTGTAGCATTTGCAGACACTGCTTTTGTTTTAAATAAACTAAATACATTAGCGCTTGCATCTGTAAGTGTTACAGAGATTGAGTCTGCATTACCTGAGTCTTCAGATACTAAAATACTTTTTATAATCGCTCTAGAATTACTGGGCGATGTATAGACTGTAGTATTATCAGTCGTTGTAAAATCTACTTTTGCGTTTTTATATACGTTAGCCACCTATAAACCAAGAAAACCTTTCTTGCTCCTGTTTTTGTTCATCTAAAAATGTTGAGTTTAGCTGTTCTACAATCAAAGTAACAGCTCTATTAATTTGTTTTTGGTTAGATATATCGTACTCTTCTTTTGGTTCTGGTAATCTTATTGCTATTTTAGCCATTATCTTCTCCCATCAGGTTGTACATCTAATCTAAATGTGCCAAATCGCCACGATTCAGATACAGCATCATTTTCTATTTTTATATTTACAAATCTTCCACGTGCTCTTGTATCCTTTTTATCAGTACTTGCCGTAATTGTAAATGGACTCAAAGACGTTGTAGTTTGTGAATCTGACGGGTATCTTTTAACAGCTAGTGTTACTTTTGCATTACCTGCCAATGTTTTAAAGTCTGGTAAAAACCTTCTTACAGCTAAGAATACATCACCTGCTATAGCATATGATTGACCCCTTTGCATTTGTTGAAGATCGTAGTCATAAGACTGTATAAAAGAGGTAACTGTTGTTGTAGATCCATCAGGGTTTACTTGGTCTGTGCCTACCTCATGCTCAAATAATGTAGTTTGCCCGAGCCCTGATTGTCCAACAATGACTGGAAACGTACCTGATGCACTGTCATCAAACTTAGTTGCAAAAGGTGTAGGATATACTGTTGCATCAATCCATGTAGTTCTAGCTTCTGTTCCTACATACCAAACAGTTCCTGTTTTAGGGTTACTTTCACCATAATTAAACACAACATATTGATCGTTGTATTCTGAATTAGATGTCGGATAATACCATACTACTTCTGTAAACTGATTGTTTAATCCTGCATATACTTGTTGTCCTTTTGTAGTATCAGCTTGATCATAAACATAATCTTGTACAGAACATGGTAGTGATTTGACTGTACCATCAAACATAAAGAATCCGTTTGGTGACATCCAATATGCAACACCATCTATTTCGACAGCTGCATTTTTACCTATCAATCCACAGTTAGTACCCACTTGTTCAAAACCAAATGTAAACGGAGCACCAATAAACTTCATTGTATATAAAGCATTGTCTGTCCAAACTAAGATAGATTCTTTTGCTTTCAACGCCCCCATGATTCTTGTTCCATCTTGTAGTCTCTGTGATCCAGCTGTGTTAATTGCTGTTACTGTATAGTCATTTATATCTTCTTGTTCAGAGAATCTTATAAACATGTCGTCTTGTGTTGCTGGTGTACCAATTGTTGTTTCTGTACCTAGATGAATTAAGTGACGTGTTGTAGGTGATACTAGTGTTACCCTAGTTGCAGTAGGATTATTTGTAGTTGCAAATCCAGATGTAGCCGTTGATGCTCTTACTTCTAAGGGTGTTGAAGCTCCTGCATTCCATGTAAATGTTTTACCATTTGCAATAGTTGCAACCAATACTTCTCCAAAATTACTCAATGACCATAGCCCTGGTTCTAGTGTTACATCGTTTGCTGATGATGCTTCACCCCAGTTTCCTGCTCCCCAAGTATCTGTACCCCAACCATAACCATATGATTGTGCGGCAGGACCCACTGGCTCGTAAGGAATAAGTTCTATGCTACCACCTGTAGATACAGTAGCTGATGCATTAGAACTTTGTGTAACTGTAAATACAGAACTTGATGTAACAGAAGTTACTTGAAAGTTTTTATCTTCAAAATCAGATGCAGAATAACCTGTACCACCTGGTAATGTTACATTATTAAATTGTACAATGTCACCTGCTACCAAGTTATGACTAGCTTTAGTTACAGAACAAATGGCAGAGCCAGATGTAGTTGCAATTGTTGCACCAGTCAAAGCTGTCTTTACAGGTGTAATGTCGTAAAGTTGACCTTCAAAATATAATAATAAAAATTTATCAGTTCCGATAGCGACATATCTATTACCGTCAAGATCAACAAACGCAAACTGTCTTCGTGCTACACCGCATATGGTATCTGTAACAAGTGAGGACCAGCCACCAACTTTTTCTGGTAACATATATCTAAATCTTACATTGTCACAATCAACCCAACGTCGTTCAGCACCAACAGATGTATTCTGTTTGTCGATTCCTGGAAAGAATGTAAAGTCTAATAGGGCCACGTACTAGCTCCTATATTTTGTCTTTGTATACCCAGCCTCTCGCTGCATTAACATACACCAAGGTAAAAGCTGAAGCATTTGTTGAAACAACTAAATCAGATCCAGACCCATTTATATTAGATCCATTTCTACCAACAGTAAGGTTGTTAGATGCAAGATTGTTTCCACTATCAATAAATGTAACTTCATTTCCAATAGCAGGTGAAGCAGGTAGGTTTATTGTAACCGCAGCACTTATACCACTTCCAGATGTGTCAACTAAAATTTGATCACCATTGACCGTAGTATATGTTGCAGATGGTGTGTAGTATCCTTTGGTTTGTAGTTTACCTGTAATATTTGTACCATCAGAATATAGAACTGTTGTAGAACCTATTGGCAAAGCTAGCCCGGTCCCTGATACAGTCTTAACTGTTAGTGTATAGTTAGAAGAAGTTCTAGTTGTACCATCTTCTACAATAAATACTCTTTCAGCAGAATCTGGCATAGTGACTGTTCTGTTTGCAGTTAATGTACCAGTAAATTTGTAGTATAGGTTTTTACCATTTGCTGTAGCATGGTTTGCTAAAGATAAAGCTACATCACCAGATCCCACATTAAGAGATAAGTATCCTGATGCTGCTTGCTCTAATATCTGTAAATTCGTGTTTGTAATTGTACCCCAGGTACCTGATTTTTCACCTGTGGTAATTAATTCTAGTTTTAAGTCGCTCGACGTACTTGATGCCATATATTTCTCCTACGGATTGTCCGGGTCAATA